ATTAATCGCGAGATCGACCTCCTGAAAGGGATGCTCCGTGATGCTGTCCCCAAGTACCTGATCGTCTCGCCGATCGTCGGCCTCAAACGTCTGAAGGCGCCGCCCATCAAACGCCGCCTCCTGCTCCCAACTGAAGAGCAGAAGATCCTCGACGTCTGTGAGGACGCCCAGGACCGGGCGATCCTCATCCTCGGGATCGACACCCTGATCCGGTTGGGCGATCTGCTCGACCTCGAACGCAGCGAACACGACGGCCGGTGGCTGTATGTCAAACATGCGAAGAGTGGCGACGCGTACGAGACGGCCCTCTCCCCCCGCGCTGTGGGCGTCCTGAAGGAGATCGAGCAGACGGACGAGCGGTACTACTTCGCCAAGTTTCGACGCGCCAGAAACCCGCGTGACTGGCTGAGCGCAGTACGCCAGCGCTTCGAGTCTCTCTGTAAGAAGGCCGGCCTCCGGTACGGCCGCGCCCACGGCGGGCTGACGTTCCACTGGGCGACCCGGCGCACTGGCGCCACGCGGTACCTGCTCGAGAAGGGCGCCCCGATTAGCGCCGTCCAGAAGCAAGGCAACTGGAAGCACCCCGAGATGTTGCTCCGCATTTACGCGGAGGCGCGACGCGCCGATCAGCTCGCCATGGTGGGCGCACCGCGGCTACGAAAACACGCCTAGTCACCGCGCCTTGACAAACCCAAGCGCTTCGGTTTAGTCTAGCGCATGGCTCGAAAGAATCCCGCCGCGGTCGCGCTCGGCCGCAAAGGCGGAAAAGTGCGCAGCGAAACCAAGACACTGGCCGCCCGCGACAACGGCAAACGCGGCGGCCGACCACGGAAACTCGCGGTGGAGCGAAAGGACGATCGGTAACGCGATGGGCGTGTATCTCAGACCGGATTCGAAGTTTTACTGGATGTACCTGGAGCGAGCGGCGAACCGCAGCGGGAAGGGCATCAAGGAGAACACGCAGGTGCTCGCCGTGCCCGACAACAGGGATCTGGCGGAGCACGTCTATCAAACGCGGATGCGTCAAATGGCAGAATCCGCGCATCTTCGACAACTCGCCCAGAGTCACCAGGTGGTGCTGAAGCATGACCGCCGCCCCCCGCGTCGAGATGCCGCGGGGTGGTGCTACGTGTATTTCGTGTCGGACGGCACCAACATCAAGATCGGCCGGGCCGTCAATGTGCTCAATCGTCTGCGCGCCATGCAAAGCGGGAGCGCAGAACCGTTGACCATCTTAGCGACGTTGCTCACGGCCGATTCGATCGAATCGGAACTCCATCGCCGCTTTAAGGCGGCCCACGTCAAAGGCGAGTGGTATCGCCCCGTGCCGGAGCTCTTGGCCTTCATCGAGCGCGTCAAAGCGGGCGCCGATGTCATTATCGAATTGGCGACCCACGCGGCGTAAAATCAGCGACTTCTATTCACGCTGCCTACACGCGACCTTCTAAGTAGTTGAAAACAAATGGCATTATCTGCGTTCGCAACGCAGAGGTCGCGAGTTCGATCCTCGCGCCGTCCACCAACAAAATCCCTAAATGAACCAATGAATACCGGCCTGAACCCCCGATCGTGGCCCGCCGATGTGACGGTCGTCCGTGAGCACCTTTTGGTGCCTTTTGGCACTTTTGGGCACTTTTCATTCCCGGTACGTTCCCGCAGATTCCCGCTCTAAGGAGACCCCAGATCATGCGCCGCATCCTCCCCTCCGCCGTGGCCATCCTCGTCCTCGCGGTCACGGCCGCCGCTCAGGTCAACGACCACGACATCGATCGGCTGATTGCGATCGGCAAGGCGAACCGATTAAAGGACGTCAGCCACACCTGCACCGCGAAGCGCGCCAGCCTCAACATGATGGGCGGCGGACTGGTGCCGCTGGCGATTGGCCTGGCCAAGAACAACGGCCAGTCCAGTTACACCGTGACGTTCGTCTCGAATCGTGGCCGGATCGCGGTGGCGGCCCAAGCAGATCGCGCGTTGACGCGGGCCGCCGTCCCGGCCGACTGGCTGACCGATGGGCTCTACGCGATCGTGTCGCCGCAGTTTCCCGATCAGGACGACGACTCGCCGCCGGTCCTCCCCGATCCCGTGTCGGCGTTCATCCTCAGAACCGCAGAGCGCAAGGTCGTCCTGCTCAAGCTCACGACGTCGAGCGACACCACGCACACGTGGAAGGGCGCCGGCGGCGCCACGGTCGACTATGCCGATCTGACGTTCACAATCGACACGAAGGCGCTCGACCAGGCCGAGACCGCGAGGCAGGCCAGCCAGACCTACCAGAGTTCTGACCAGGGCACCGACGTGATTCTCGTGACGCCGAACGGTGAACGATCCTGCCTTGGCGTGCCGTTGAAGAAGATTCGCGGACTCGTCACCGCCAAGATCAAGTAAGGCGGGCTTAGACCCGCGGGACCGGCCAGGGCAGCCCGATCAGCCGGATCAGATACCCCAGCAGGATCAGGACGATGACCAGCCGCACGAGCAGCCGGAAGACCGGGTCCATCGGGACGTAGTGCTCGAGGATGTAGGCGACGACCCCCAGCACGATCAAGGCGAAGAGAAACGGGATCATGTGTCCTCCACTCCCGGCTGGCTGCCGTACAGTTCCACGAACTCCGTATTGGTCAGCACCTCCGGCAGCTTGGCCGGAAACGCCACCGACGTGGTGATCCAGTCCGTGTCGTGCAGCTCATACACGCGGCCCTCCCCGTGGACATGGGGCCGCCAGTCCGGATACAACGGCGCCACGAGGCAGATGCCGAACGGCGCGGCCTCGGTACAGACGGCCGGCGGCCAGGGGACCGTCGCCGTCAGGAATTGATCGGCGTGGACCTTGCGCGGCTTTTCAACGTAGACCTTGGCCATAGACCCTCACGCAATGCTGTAGACATAGATCCCGGCCACATGCGCCGTGCCGGCCGCCCACGGGGTGGCGACGATGTCCCGATAGAGATTCAACACCGTGGCCCCGGCCGCCGCCGTGGCGTACCCCGTGCCGGCCGTCGCCCCGCCCATCAGGAACGCGAATTGGTGACTCATCTCCCGATTGGACGCCGTCGGCAACCCGATCGCCAACCCCACCGGCGTCCCCGTGATCGCCGTGTTGATCAGCTGAAACGCCACCGTGACGGTTTTGTTGTTGAGCGTATAGGCCAATGTGACTTGATTGGCCCCCGTCACCGCCCAGCTCCCGCCGCCCGTCGTGGCATAGAGCCCCGCCGAATACGGCACGGACACCCAGACCCCGATCCCGTCGATCTGGTTATAGAACTCCTGTTTCCAGGCGTTGTTGATGATCGTGCCGGTCGTACCGGACCCGTCATCGTCGATCATCGCCGTGCGCGTAATCGCCATCCCTATCTCCTATCCACCAGCCACGCATCGACCACATCGGCCGCATGGACGGCCGCGGCGTGACACGTCCGCCGGGGCGGCTGCCCCCACACCGGCCACGACAGCTCGGCCGAGAGGATCATGTATTCGCCCGCGAGGGCGTCCATCCCGGGCTCCGGCGGCTCCGGCAGGTTATAGACCTGGAGCCGGCCCGGCTTCGCGTTCAGATCGTCCGTCTCAAAGGCCAGCTCGACGAGCGGCCGCCGGAAGTCTTGCCACTCCCGTACGCCCCGGTTCCCGGCGTTGGCCCGTGCGAACCGCCCGTCCTGCACGATCTGCTCGTGGACGGCGTGATCGGTTTCTGCCGTCCGCACGACCATGACCACCTCGGCGTCGATCGGTTGCGGCCGCATTTTCTCCAGACTGCCGGGGGCGTCATAGCGGCCCGTCGTGACAATGTCCCCGAGGGAATCGATCGCCGTGACGACTGCGCCCGTCTTAATCGCGCCGATAATCGCGCCCCACCCCGTCCCCGGGACCTGCATCGTGGCCGGCGTGACCCCGGCCGCGGTATACGACAACACTTTGAGATATTGCTCGTCCACTTTGATCCACGGCATGTTCCGGCCGCGCAGAAAGTCCGTCGATTGGACCGTGAGAAAATTCACGCCGGGCCCGGGCGGGAATCCGGAATCGGTCGCCATCACGGTCGTTTGGGACGTCCCGGCCGGCGACGACCAGGCGCCCTCCGCATAGCGCGCCAGCAGCCGTTGCGTCCCGACCCGGACCTCGCGCCGTACGCCGGTATCCGTGATCTTGTCGAGAATCGAGGCGTCCTGCACCGGCATACTCAACAGAAACGCGGGGTCCGTCGCCGGGTCCGGAACGATCCCCATTGGCGCCGTCGTCCGCACCCCTTCGACGATCGCCGCATCCCGCAGCTGGGAGCCGTCCTGCGTCTCGGCGAATTGCTTCAGCATCGGATTCGCCAGCGTCAGGGACGCCGGATTTTGTAGGCCCGGCTCGGACGCGCCCTCCCACACATGGAGCACCTTGAACGGGTCCACGTAGAAGCCGCCGCCGCCCGGGAACATCGTCACGAGCCGCCGCAGCAGCGTCGAGAATCGCTCATTCGTGACGCCAAAACTTTGATGATTCGGCAGCCCCGCCGCCACGCCCGCCACCGAGATCGCCAGGCCGGAGGGCTTATTCGCAAACCGCGCGATGAGATCCTTGATCGTCACCGTCGCCGACTGCGGCGGCCAGTCATACGTGATCAAGTATTCCGAATCCAACACTTGCAAGTAGTCGGCACAGAGCACCGATCGCAGCCGTGGGACCGCCGCCCCTGGCCGTACCGTCGTCTGCGCCGTCAGGATCCGGCCGCCAAATAGCACGTTCTCCGTCGCCCCGCCCAGGCCGATCAGGACGTCCACCCCCACCACACACGCGGATTGCACGACGCTATCCGTCAGCATCACATCAAAGGCGGCCGTGTCTGGCTCCTCATTCAAGGCCAGCGTGACCCGTAACGATCCGTATTCGATGTACTTCGTGAGGTTCCGCCCGTCGATCGTGATCAGGCCGTACAGCGGAAAGACGTAGTTACTGCGGATCGCCCCCGACCGCGCGATCCCCGATCGTGCTTGCAAGTACGCCTTCTGGACGCCGATCGCCGTGCCCGCCCAATCGGTGGCCGTCGTGCCCGTCGTCTCGTTGAGCGGCCAGTAGTGACTCGGGCCATCGGTGAGGATGGCCTTCTGGTACTTGGTGAGCGGGACGTCACTGAGCGCCACGTCACACCGCCGCGCGCAGCTTGCCCATGACGGAGTACTTGGCCGTCAGCGCATCGGAGACTTTGTTGGCGAGACGTTGCAGGGAATCGGGCGTATCGAAGAAGGCCCCTTGCGCGTTGATGACGATCGTCGGCGAGGCCGCCGCGGCCCCGCCGCCCCATCCCGCGCCGGCCACCGTCGCCATGGCGCCGTCGTCCTTCGGGACGACCGCTTCCCAGCCGTGCAAGATGACGGGCGTGCCCCGCCCGAAGTTTTTGAACCCGCCCGTGCCGCGGGCGTAGCCGGGGACGTTCGGCATACTCACGCTCGCGTCGGTGCTGCCGCTGTCGCTCCCCTGCCCGCCGCCCAGGTTCGGGTTGTTCCCGCCCTCGGCCCCGCTGCCGGTCCCATAGTCGACGTAGCCGGTCGACGGGCCCGGCGAGACGTGCGGATCGCCGGGGCCTTCGTTGAAGAAGGCCTTGTACAGGCCGTAGGCAATCAAGCCGTAGATCGACGCCGTCGCAAAGGCCGTCACCCACGCCGAGCCCGCGGATTTCCCGGCCGCGGCATAATACCCGCCCGCGCTGCTGGACGAGCCCCCCGCGAGCGCGTTGCCCACCGTCTCGCCGAGCTTCGCCCCCACGATCGCCTTGACCATGCCGCCGATGAATTCCTTCTCGAATTCATAGAGGATGTCGCCGAGAATCCGCGAGATCGCCCCTTGCACCTGGCCCCAGATTTCCTTGGTGACGTCGTGCCAGTGCGACCAATGCCCGATCAGCTTGATCGTCGTCTGGGCCACGTCGTACTCCAGATTGTCGAGCGTGGCTTTCGCGTCATCCTTGAACGTGCGCCACTTGTCGATCGGCGGCGGCGGCAGCTCGCTCACATGGACGCCGAGGTCTTTGACGTCCTGGCCGAGGAGCTTGATCCGGCCGTCCGCGCCCATCTTGGCGAGCGTGTCGACCGCGAGGTTGTAGCCGTCGAGCTTCGGCTTGGCCGTGACGACTTCGGCCGTCCAGTCCTTCAGCGACTTCGTCATCATGCCCTGCGTGCCGACGACGGCCTTGCCATTGAAGTCGAGGATCTTTGCGCCGAGGACGAGATCATTGAGGACCGGCGTCAGCAGCGCGCCCTGCTTTTTCAGCTCGGCCGCTTCCTTCGCCATCTGACCGATCTGATAGGCCGTCGCCCCGCCCTGGTCCTCGGCCGCTTTGTATTTCTTCGTGAGATCGTCGACCTGCTTGATGAGGCCCTTGCCCGTCAGGATGTCGACTTGCTCCTGGAACTTCTTCGAGGACTCTTCCGATTTCTTGATCGTGGTCTCGGTTTCCCGGTTGAGGTTTTGCGAGGCCCGCATCAGGTCCTCGAGTTCGTCGCCGGTTTTGCCGATCGTTAGTTCAGGATTCTTGAACAGCTCGGGCGTCTTGAGATTCTTGACGACGTCCGACAACCCGCCCAGATCGTTGCGGATCGTGCCGATCATCTCCTTCCATTCGCGAAAGGGTCCGGTGACGTACTCGGCAAACTGCTTTTTGATCTGCGAGGACGTGAACGTCCACGCATCGCCGAGCATGTCAAAGGCTTCGATCGTGTCCTTCGACATGATCGGCGCTTGCTTCCCGATGTCGACGAGGCCGTCACGGATGGCCGGGAGCAGGTCGGCGCCCGCCTTCCCGAAGAGTTCGGTGGCAATCCGCACCTGCTCCATCGGGTCTTTGACGTCTTTGATCGCCGTCGCAATCTTCTCAAACGCCACCTCGGGCGCCAGATCACGGATGTCCCGAAACTCCAACCCAGCCGCGTCGAGGGCCGCGACGACCGAGTCGCTGCCGCCCGCCAAGTTCTTCGACATGGCGACAATCGACTTCGAGACGTCGTCGATGGTGCCGCCCGAGAGCTTGACCGCGTATTCCCACCGCTGCGCCGCGTCGGTCGACACGTCGAGCTTCGCGGCGACGTCCGCGATATGGCTCGCCGACTCCACCAGCCCCCCGATGAAGTTCGTGATCGCGCCGACGGAGAACGCGATCCCGACCGCGCCCGCCATCTTCGACAGCGTGCCCCCCCAATCGGTCGTGGCCTTGTCCACCTTCTTCGTTTGGTCCGCGATGTCTTGGAGGTTTTTGGGGATGTCCAGCCCCATCAACTTCATCTTGGCGACGGCCTCGTTCGCGGTCTTGCCCAGGTTGTCGAGCTCTTTCTCGGTGAGTTTCGAGGTGCCGCCAATGTCCTCGACGGCCTGGGCCATGACGGTCGCGTCTTGCACGAACTTCTTCCCCGAGAATTTTTCCGTCATCCGGGCGAGCTTGTCGCCGACCTTCTCGGCGCCCGTGCCGAAATCGACGAGCACCTTCTCGGCTTTCTCGACCGCGGTGTAGAAACTCGCGAAGTTGGCGACAAAGGTGGCGGAGAGGGCCATGTTATTTACGGCTCCGGGCCGCCTCCTCGGTCAAGGCGTCGACGAGGACACCGTAGATATCCACCGGCAGATCCAGCAGATCGTCATACGTCCAGCCCATCGTGCGGCAGATATAGAGGTCGGAGATCACGCGCTCACGCCAGCCTGGTCTTTTTTTTCGAGATCTCGCGCCGCGGTCATCGCGGCATCATGCGCTTGAATCGCGTCGAGGATCTCGCGGAGCGATTCGGGCGTCTGATTCCGCAGCGCCGCGGCGACAAAGGCGTACGGCTGATCCCGAATGCGGATTGGTTTGTCGTCGGCGTCGGTGATCGACCAGTCGAGCAGATACGCGATCGCCTGGCTGATCCCCAGGTGCTCGAGATCCAGCTCCGGCGGCCCGCCCGCCTTGAACGAGCCCGCCTTGATCACGCGCGCCTGGGCGTCGCGCTCTTCCCCGGCGGTCAAGTGTTTCCTGACGAGCAGCCAATCGCCGCCCGTGAGTTCCAGACGCATTTCTTCTTGCTTGCGATACCGCGATCCCATGGAAGCCCCCTATGCGTGGCGCAGGAGTCGGGCCGACAGCCGGCCGGCCGCGATCGAGACGTCAGCCAGCGCGCGCCGCGTCGGCGGCCCGTCTGGATAGACGATCTCGAAGAGGAGCGGCGTTTGGGTGATCCGAAAGGCGTCGACCATCCGGACATCGGCCGTCAGCCAGTCGCCCTCGACGCGCCAGGCGCCGAGGTCCGCGGCCTTCTGATAGCCGAGCCGGATCGTCGCCCCGATCCCCTCAATGACGATCCGGTGGCGCGCACCCTCAACCGCCATACCGGCGGCCTACGGCGCGACGCCGGCCGTCCAGGCCGTGCCGTTCCAGTACGCCCGCGTGCCGTCGCCGAGCACGATGTGCTGCCCGGAGGCCCACGCCGTCGCCGGGCTGGCGGTAATGCCGGTCGGGGGGAACGAGGCCGGGGCCATCGCGCCGGCGGGCGTGAACTGGCCCGGGGTGGTCTGCGCCGTCGCGCCCGTGGCCGCGATCTGGCTGGTGCGCGTCCAGGCGCCGTTGGCCACGAACGTCGCATCGATCGTGACGGCGCTCGTCACGCCGCCTTTGATGGACGCATCCATCCAGGCCGGGCCTTCCCAGCCTTGCGCCGAGGTCGACGAGGGATAGAAGGCGAGATAGCAGCCCGTCAGCGAATCGGAGCCGTCGAAGATGACGTCGGTCAGCCGATCCCAGAACGCGGTGAAGCTGCCGGAGAGATCCTTGAGGCCGACGACGTAGCGCTTGTTGGCGTCGCCGAGCGAGGTCGTCTCGACCTTGTCGGTGGCCATGTTCAGCGTCCAATCGCTGATGTTACCGATCGCGGTGTAGGAACCGCCGCTGGTCAATTTCATCGCGACGATCCCTTCCTTGCCGTGCGTGCCGGGATTGTTGACGGGTGCTGCGGGTGCTGCCATGTGATGTGCTCCTCAAAAAACCGTGACGTGGGTAACGTCCTTCTACGTGGGCGATCCGGTGACCTTCAATCCGGCGCGTTCCACGAGGTCGATCAACTGCGAGAACATGCGCCGGCGGTGCTCCGGCGCGAGCGTCCGAAACACGCCGGCGCCCGGCATCGTGCCGGTACTCTTGCCAATCCCCCAGAGGGGCACGGTCCGGGTGCCCTTCTTGTGGTACGGCGCGGTGGTACTGCCCTTTTTCCAGCGGCGCGGCGGACTTTTCGTCGCGTTTTCGAAGATGTAGGCGTGTCGCGCGCGATTGCGGACGACCGCGCGGGCCGTCAAGGCATCCGACGATCCCACTTCGACCGTGACGCCGCGCGCGAGCGCGCCCGTGCCGGTCGTGGGGTATCTGGCGAGCACGTCCTGGGCCATCATCGAGGCCGTGCGCCGCACGATCCCGTCGGCCTCGCCGACCAGTTCCTTGGGCAAGTTGCGCAGGGCCGCCTTGAGTTCCTCGAGCCCGGTGATCTTCAGTTCACTCCCCGCCATTTACGTGAGCGTCCGCGCGGCGTAGTGCGCCGCAATCTGCGCGGGCGTCAGCGCGACGGGGTAGATCGCCACTTCGTCGATCGCGCCGGGCCAGTAGGTGCCGTGCCCGCTGGAGTACGCCAGTTCGCAGACGCCCGTGCTGCCCGTGCGCGCCGCGCCCGGCCCCGCGTCCGACACCCCCACCGCGACCCCATCGATAAAACACTGCGCCGCCGTGCTATTCGCCAAGACCCACACGACGTGGTGCCACACATCATTGGCGATCCCGTTCGCGCTCAGCGGGGCATACCCAAACGGCGTTTGAATGCCAGGACGCCGCGCGCCAGAGACGGGATAGAGCTTGAAATTGAACCACTCGCCCGTGGGGAAATTGACCATGGCATACGGCAGCTCGCTACTCGGGGCGGCGGCCATGATCTTGATCCACGCTTCCAGCGTGAACGAGGGCGGGAGGGTCACGATCGCCGCGGTGACGATCTTGCCCGTCGTTCCATCAAACATCATCGCGGTCGATCCGTCAGCCAGCGGCCCCGGCACGCCGAGCGTCACGCCACCGCTGATCGTCCCGTCCGCGCCCCCGATCGTGGCCATCGCGATACTCCCTGTCGTGTCGTTCAATCGCCAGTAGTACGTGGCGCCGTCCCCCGTCACCTGTTGTGCATAGGGGAGGACGACCGACACGGTCGCCGCGGGCGACGTCACCGCCCCGTCACGGTTACTCACCGTCACGGCGTAGGCGGTCGTCGTGGTGAGCGGCCCCGTCACGTAGAACTGTTGCGTCGCGCCCGCGACGAGCGCGCCGTTTTTGAGCCACTGATACGCCAGCGGCCCACGGCCCGCCGCGATGACCGTGAGCGTCACACTCTCACCCGCCGCGATACTGCTGCTGGCCGGCGGCGTCGTGATTGTCGGCGGCGGATACACGACGGCATCCGGCTCGCCATGCCGCCCCACCACTTCGGCGCAGAGCAAGATCACTTCGATCTGCTGCTCGTCGACGTCGGTGACGCTCTGCACCTGAAACGTGCGCGCCCCAAACTGCACCCGTGTTTCGAGGTTGATCCCCGGGTGAAACCGGCCGCGCAGTTGCTGGCCCGCGATGCCCTCGCCCACCGACGCGCCCGCCGACTGGATCGCACACGCCCAGGTCGGCGGATCGAGCGGGCCCGCCGGATCGTCGAGCGTCACGAGATGCCGATAGCGCCCGATCCCCATGGCTAGGCCAGCGCCGGATCGCGATACATCGCGAGCATCCGCCGCAGGATGTTCCAGATGACGGCCTCGTCTCGATTGGTGAGACCGAGGTCGTCGCCGCGGTGCTCGTAGTAGTGCGTGAGCAGTTGCAGGATCGCGTTCTTGACTTCGAGCGGCGCGGTGGCCGGCGTCCACGTCGCATCGCCCGCCGGCCCGAGGTACGCGAGGATGCCCTCCTGCGCCGCTGCGAGCTTCTGATCGACGTCGGCATCGTGCGCGGTATCGGTAATGCGGAGATGGATCTTCGCCTCGGCCAGCGTCCAGAGCGGGCCGGCGAGCGTGACGCGCGAATACACGAGCGTCGTCATGGCGTCTCCTCCGCGTCGGGCACGGGCGTCTCGACGACGGGCGCGGCCGGCGTCGTCGGCGGGGCGGGCGCGGCGGCATCCCGCATCGCGAGCGCCATGAGGCTGTACATCTGCTGCTGGAGGTACGGCGTGTCGCCGCCGGGGACGGGGCCCAGGCCGAAGTACTTGAGGCGCGCTTCATTCGGCGACATCGCGCCGGCACTGATCGCATCGTGCGCGGCCTTCGTCTTCGTCGCGGTATCCATCCAGATCAGATCGTCAAGGTCAAACTCCGTGCCGTACGGCGCGGGCAGTTCGAGCCCGAGATCCAGCGCGGCCTCGATGGCCGTCAGGTGCGTCTGCAGACACTGCGAGTGATACTGCAGCGTCGAGGCTTCGTTGTTCGCATACGGCGGCTGTTGACTGGAGTCGACCATCGAGATCGGCACACCGAAGCAGCCCGCGATCGTTTTGGCCGTCCATCCCGCCTGTTCGATCCACTGCGACTCTTCGGCCGACACGCCGACCGATTCGTACTTCATCCCGTTGCCGACAATCGCCGTCTTACCGGCGCCGAGGTTGTGCCACGTCTCACTGAGCCGCTTCGCCGTTTCCGGATCGATCTCGGTCGGCGCGATCAGCATCCCGCTCGGCCGGCCGCCGCTCGAGAAGAACGACGTCGACGCCGACTGCATCGCGAGCCCTTGACTGGCCGCGCCGCCGCAGGCATAAAGCGGCGACAACCCCACGAGCGGGTGGAACGCGCAATTCCACCGATCGTGAATAATCTCGCGCGCCGGGACCACGAGCGGCCCGGCCACGCCGGCCAGGTCGTTCGTCTGCAGCTCGTAATACACGCTGCCATCGGGCGCCACGAGCGGCTTCACGCGGCACGGATCGAGCACATAGAGCGCCGTGACGACGCCGCGCTGATCGCGGTCCTTGAGGACGTACGTATTGCCCCAGAGCAACTTGCTGATCATCCAGACTTCGAAGAACTGCGCGGGTGTCTGGTAGCGATTCGGCGTCCGCAGGACGGGGGAGAACGCCGGGCTCGTCGTCTCGTGCCAGATCCCGTTGGCATCGACGGCGACGAGCCGCAGCGGCAGTTTCCCGATGTCGGACGCAATCAGCGAGACGCACCGAAAGACGGTCGGATTCGCGAGGGCCGTCTCGAGGCGCAGCTCGTTGTTGTTTTGCCACGCGCCCGTATAGGGCTCGCGCACGATGGGCATCCAGGCGCCCGTGCCCGCAGGGGACACGGGGCCTGGAGCGAACACCGCGCGCAACGACGAGCGGATCGACGCGAGGACGCCCACGCGTCCCTAGCCCTTCGCCGCGCGTCCGGTGGCCACGTCGGCGCTGGCGCCGGTCGGCGCGGGCCAGGCCGTCGCCGTGAGGTACTTCACCGCGTTCGCGTTCGCCTTCGCCCAGTTGATGAACCGCTCGGCGCGCAGGCCGATCGTGTTCGTTTGCCAGAGCGACACAAACACCGTCGTCGCATCCGCGGGGGAGGCCGGCGCGCTATCCATCTGCAGCGAGGCTTCCTGCGAGGCGTCGATCGACACGCCGCCGTCGTCGGCATAGAGCACGAGCGCGGGCTGGAGCGCGATCACGTTGCCCCCGGCCGCCTGGCTGGTGATGAACGTGAGCCCCTTGTAGCTGCCGCCATTGACGGTCACGCCGGGGAATTCGGGCGAGCCGTCGAGGTTCGTCCGGAACGTCAGCGACAAGGCGTTCGCCGCCGACATGATGAACGTGACGCCGCCGACCGCGATGTTATTGGTGGCGAAGTGATTGATCAGCGACATGATGTCGGCGATCGGGTTGGTCGTGGCGGCCGCGGTCGGCGCGCCGTTCGTGATCGACGCCGGATTGACGCCCGCGACGGCGGCCACGGCCGGGTCGATAAACTGCGAATCGAGGAATTGCGCGATGCCGGCGATCATGTCGGCGCGCACGAGGGCTTCTGCGCTCGGGTTCGACAACATGACGAGTTCTTTCGTCAGCACGATGATCCCGGCGGCCTTCGAGATGCCGAGCGACGTCGATGAGAACGCGAGTTTTGTGACGGGCTTGGGCTTGCTCTCTCCGACCCACCCGTACGTGCCGCCCGCGGTCTGCGTCGGCACTTTGGTATTGAACGGCACGTTCCGCAGGCCGGGAATCTTGCCGAGGATCGTCGCCGGGCGCAGCAGCTCGATGAATTCGTTGGAGATGTTCTGATTGACGAGCGGCGAGGCCCACGTCGCATCGGTAATCGTGCCCGGGGCGACGGCGGCCTTGAGGTACAGCGCCACTTCGGGCGTCGAATCCGACCAGCGCTTTTCGGCGTAGTCGACGGCGTCGCGGACGTTGCCCTTGCAGACGAGCTGCGCGCAGGCGGCGCGGACAAACGCCGTGCCCAGCGGGACGTTGGCCTTGACCGAGATCGACGGATAGACCGGCGACGTCCGGGTCACCGGCGGCGCCGGCACGGCGACCGCGCTCTGGATCTGCAGCTTCTCGTGCTCGCGCCAGCGGCCGAGGTCGGCGTCGATCGACTTCACTTGCAACGCCAGGCCGTCGTGCTCGGTGGCCTGCTCGGCCTCGAGGGTCTTGCCCTCGCCGGCCGCCCCTTCCATGATCTCGGTCATCGTCGCCGCCAGCGCGGCCCGTTTGTTTTCGAGGTTCTGGATGTGCTCCGAGATCGTAGGTTTCATGCGGGTCTCCGTGCGGCGGGCTGCCGCCAATGATTTAACGAGGCGAATGGTCGCGTTGGCGTTCGCGGGAATCGTGACGAGCGACAGCTCACAGATTTCCGTTTTGGTGAGGCGGCGTGCGCCGGATTTCAGCTGCTCGACGCCGCCCTGGAGAATGCGATAGCCGATCGAGGCGCCGGAGATCACCCCGGCTTTGAGGCACTGCCAGGCGTCGTCGATCCGCGCCTTGAGTGGGCCGGGTTCATCGATCTGCGGAAAGGTCGCCTCGAACGTGATCCCGTCGGGCGTGACCGTGAGATATGCGGTCCCGATCGGTTGCTCGGCGTTGTGATGGAACAGGAGCGGGACGGGATTCTTGAACGTCGCGCCGGCCGGGTCGAAGATGTCGCCCGCCCGATCAAGCTCCGGCGTCGAGGCGATGCCGCGAATGCGCCGCGCGGCCGAGTCGACGGCTTTGACTTCGAGGAGCGAGTAGGCGCGATCCACGCGCGGGCAGTATCCGGCCGGGCCGCCGCGGCGCCTATTTTTTAGTTGTTTTTTTGAGCGCGAGCCGAATGATCGCCGGGACTGAGACCGCCCGCCGCTGCGCTTCGGCGCAGAACTGATCGTATTGCTTCTGCGGCAGCGTGATCGTCACGGTCTGCGAGCGGTCGTCCTCGTCGACGCGCGGCCGGCCGCGAGCCTTCATCCGACCACCAGCATCTGATAGCTCGGCGTGACGGCTTGCGCTTGGCGGGTCATGAGATCGACGGCCATGATGAGCGCGACGACGCCGTCGATCCGTTCGGTGGACTTGGTCTTGGACGGTTTCAGGTTGCCCGCCGGATCGCTTTCGACGGCGACGTTGCTGATATTCCAGCGCAGCACCGGGTGCCCGTCGTGCCGCAGCCGGCGGCTGAGCACCGCTTGCTCGAGGGCTTTCGTCGGCGCCGACAGCGACGCGAAGCCTTGCCGCATCGACACGCACGGTAAGCCGTCCTGCTGTTGGAGGCGCGACACCAGATCCGTGGCGTTCCACGGATCGAAGGCGATCTGTTGCAGCGAAAACTCGGTGGCCCAGCCTTGCAGCACGGCCCGGATCGCGTCGTAGTCGACGACGGCGCCCGGCGTGGCCGTGAGCAGCCCCCGCCGCGCCCATTCGTCGTACGGGACATGGTCGCGGCGGCTGCGCTCGCGAATGCGCTCGAGGGGCACAAAGAACCTGGCCAAGACGTCAAACCCGTGATCGTCGGGAAACACCGCGACGAGCGCGGTCAAGTCGGTCGTCGTGCTCAAGTCCATCCCGACATAGCAGCGACGCCCGACCAGCCGCGCCCGATCGATCGGCGCCTCGCAGGCGTCCCAATCCGCCAGCGCCAACCAGCGCGACGCTTGCTCGGTCCACTGGTTGAGGTACAGCCGGCGAAACGTGTTCTCCTGCGCCGGGATTTCTTTGGCCCGGGCCGCGAGGATCTGCATCTCCTCGAGCGAGCGGAAATCGCCCAGCGCGGGGTTCGCCTTCTGCCACACGCGCCGCTTCGTCCAGTCGGCGCCTTCGGGCGCTTCGTACAGGATCGGCAGAAACGAGGGATCGAGCGCCGGCCGCTCCAGCACCTTCTTCGCGTGCGTATACAGTTCCCACAGGATCGAGTTGCGATCGAACCCCGCGGTCGAAATCACGAGCAAGAGCGGCTGGGTGCGTGCCCCCATCGACGTCGAGAGCACGTCATACAGCTCGCGACTCGGCGCCGCGTGCAGCTCGTCGTAAATCACCATCGACGCATTGAAGCCGTGCTTACTGTACGCCTCGGCCGAGATGGCGCGGTAGAAGCTGCCGCTCGGCTTATGCACAATCCGCTTTTGCGACTCGACGATGTAACAGTCGGCATCGAGGGCCGCATCATTCCGCAGCATCTGCGCCGCCACGCCAAACACGAGCCCGGCCTGGTCCCGGTCGGAGGCCGCTGAGTACACTTCCCCGCCGCGCTCCCCATCGGCGAGCAGCCCGTACAACGCGATCGCCGCCGCCAGCTCCGTCTTGCCGTTCTTGCGCGGCAGCATCAGCAGGCACGTCCGATACTGCCGCTTCCCATCGGACCGCTTTTTGAATAGCTCCCGCACAATCCGCAATTGCCAGGGCCGCAGGTTGAACGTCTGGCCCGCGAAGGCGCCTTTCGTGTGCGTCAGCCGGTTAATGAACGCGATCGGATCCTGCGGGGCCTCCGGTGGCCCCGTGGGCCCATCGTGACGGGTGGGTTGCTTGCTATTCCACCCGCCACGCCGATCACGTTTGCGGTAGATCGGGGCCAGTTCAGGCATGAGTCCTATGGGCAATAGCTGTATTTGAGGCTGGCACGGTTTCTGACTGGTTGCAGTTGCAACTTTCTCACTCCCCCCGGGGGCCTGGATCTCCCAGGTTTCCCCCGTGTATCACCCCACGTCATCCCATCTCGGGTACATACACCAGGGCCACGCCGGTTTCAGTGGTGGTGCGATACAGCCACCCGGTGCGGACCATGAGGCGCTCGGTGGTGTCGTTCTCGTTCTGTTGTACGACTTCCCAATCGCGGCGCTGTTCAGGGTTGCGATCGGGACGTTCACGGTCGGGGAGTTCGTTCGTTGGACGGTCAGCCATTGGTTAGTCTCCGAGTTGCGTCTTGCGTGAATGACACGATCGACAGAGCGCTTGCATGTTCGCACGATCCCAGAACTGCGTGAGATCGCCGTGGTGTTTCGTGACGTGGTCCACCTCGAGGGTGAGGCAGACGTGGCCGCAGGCGGCGCACTGGTAGGCGGCCTCCCGGAGCACACGGGTACGCAGGGCCTTCCACCGGGGGGTGCGGTACCAGCGGCGCACGTCCCAGTTGGGGCGGGCATGTTCACGCGCAACAGCGTGCGCGGGGCAGTGACGACGGGCGGTGATCGTCGGGCAGCCCGGCGTGGCGCAGTAGTGCGGGGCGCGATCCGGCATTAGCGGCGGCGCCTCTGAAACGTCACGATATCGGCGGATGGTCGAGGCGTGACCAGTTTGGGTTTGGTGAATTTGCGGCCGCGCGCCGTTTGTAATCGCGAGCGACGGTACCCCGCTTCGGCTTTGCCTTGCAGGTAGTCGCGGCCTGTCGTGAAGCGCAGGCCAGTCGACTGCCACGTATACGAGGGATCCTCGCCACGCCACTGTGCGAGTCGACGGAGAAGCCAAGTCAGACCCCACACATGCCCTCGCATTCGTTCTCCCACAGGTTCGGTTGTTCGCGCCGTTCCCGCTCGACGAGGTCAATCGCCTCGGGTAACGGGAGCCGCGTATCGTGCATAAACTCCGTCGCCCTGAAGCCGCGTGCATCGCCTTGGCGCAACGCCGCATCGACCGCGACGGCATCCGCCCACTCTGCTGGCCGCATGTTCCGCATCTCGATCCAGGCGCTATCCCGACGAAATGGACAGCCGACACACGCCGACTTCGGCGGCTCAGGGTAGCCCTGTCGTTGCAGCCAGGCGAGACAATCCGCACGGGTCATCTCGCGCTCAATCAGCGGCCAGCGGTTGACCATCCACTGTTGGCGCGCCGGTTTCATGCGTGAGGCTTCATCGCGCGAAATCCCGATCCACACCTCGACCGACCCTTTGCGGATGTAGTCGCGCGGTCCGACGCCGAGCAGCGTGCGCGTGGCCCGCATGATCGGCGCGATCTTGTATTCGTTGGTGCATTGCCGTCGCCCGATGCTTTCCGTCCCGTCCTGGTTCTTGGTAAACCACGGGATCACCGAATACTCGCCACCAGTCGTGTTGCGTCGGCTCAGTATCCCGGCCTTGATGTCGCCAGCCGTGGCGATGATCACCGGGAACGCCAACCGCCCAGGCTCAGACAGCCACGCGAGTTGCTGGTAGACGGCTGCCGGCTCCCACTGGGTATCGGCAAAGATCGCCGCGTCAGGCATCGGCGTCAGTTCACCCGCCGAGGCCATGAGCGCCATGGTGGTGCTCTGCACGCCCGCCCCGAGCGACAGCACGCGCAGGACGGGCATCCTCAGGTCCAATCGCGGCCGTCCGTTTCCTCGAAGTCATTGTCACGGGCACGGGCGGCAGCACGCTCATACGCCTCATCCCAGGCGTCGCGCGCCGCCGGCGTGAGCTTCTCCAGGCGCGCGTCGCGCTCCTCTGCCAGCGCCTCAAGCACCCGCTGGATGTCATCGAGGATGTCCTCGATCTGTGTGGGCGTCCACCACTGGTCCGCCATCAGCCGTGCGCGGGCCTGTTCTCGGGGGGTCATCGGCGGTACGTCCCCGAGACGGTCACCGTCTCGTTGAGGGCCGAGGTCGTGGCCGCCTCGCGGAAAAGCGCGCCATTGACGAAAATCTGCACCGCCACAAACGGGTTTTGCACCAGCGCGCTGTAGCCCGTCGGCGTCGCCTCGAGGAACAGGAACGTCCCATCCGCGGAGGACGTGATTACGCTCTGAAACGGCAAGGTCGTCGTGACCTGGTTCAGCCCTTCGACCGAGCTGCTGTACTTCACCTTCGCACTGAGCGCGT